GCTTGATGTTTATTTGTTTCCTCTTCTGGTCCTTGATTCATAGAATTGCCATAGGCTCCTAATACTTTTCTTGAATAAGCTCCTGATGATTTTTGTACGTTATATATAATTCCTCTTTCAGTATCTGAACCATCGCTGCTCTTTAAATAACTTAAAGAAGTAGTTTCTAACAATGTTCCATAGGGATAGGCGGGTTCTGTTGATTCTTCGTCATTATCTTCATCAGGAATTACACAAGGGTGATGAGCTGTAAAAGCTCCATAAGAAACCGCACCTCCTGCATTAGTCACAGATCCTACATTAGTACCATCCCCATCAAAAAAATCTAATAAATAACTAGTTCCAGAACTATCATCAGAACCAGCTATAATTTTTATTCCATATCTGTTGACGTTATTACCGTCGTTCTGAGCAGTTATGACATAGCCAACTGCGTGATCTACAACTACGTCCAATCTGCTTCTCGGCGTGTCCGTTCCCATGCCATTGAAGCCGCCGCCAAGTAGAGTAAGTTGATTGGCGTTCGCGTCTCTATCAACGCAAAGCCTCATTAATGATTGCGTGTTGGTATAAGTCGGATTAGCGACAATTTCTGTTACCGTATGCCCTGATTGGTTATATGAAAGCTCCAGACCCAAACCAGTTGTACTGCCACCAATTTTAACAATTCCATCTTCTCTAGTGTCTCCCGGCTCTGTTACATGAAGATGATGTTCTGGGTTTGCAGTATTAATACCGACTAGTCCCGCCGAACTAATATAAAATCTGGAATCGTCGCTGTCTCCAGTAAAGAAATCCATATTACCAGTATATTGAATGCTGCCGTGATCTACGTTACCGCTATGTCCGAATTCAAGCGCACCTAGCGTTCCGTTTCCATTTCCGTTATGAAGCCTTAATGTGCCAGTAGTAGCTCCTGAATCTGGTGTGATCGTTACCATGCCGGCAGAAGAAATAACCATACGCTCTGTTTCAGCAGCAGAACCATCTGAGGTTGTCCAGAAACTAAGCCTTCCGGGCATATCGTTAGATCCGGGCGTACCGTCTACTTCAGCTTTAATATTTGCTGCTACTGCATCGTGATCAGATCCATCTGCACCAGTAAAACGTAATTCACCTAACACGTCATTATTAGCGACTACAGTTACCCCTCCGTCCGCTGTAGCTCTGGATTTAGATAAACTAATAGTTGCCCCGCCAGCACTATTTGAATGTCTAATAATTGACATTGCAGCCGCTACACCAGTTGTTCCCTCAATTTGAAACTGCCTAGCGCCTCCTGTAACAGAAAGAGCAGCAGTAGAGCCAATTAAAAGCCTGCCAGCAGAATCAATTTTTGCTGCAAAGGCATTATTGGTGTAAAAATTTATATCCGCGTCTTCTTGCTGATATAGAAACGCATCGCCTGTTGTATTGCCTTCAATACCCACATAAAACTTATCTGTGTTGTGGTCATTCGCAAACGCAAGTTGTGCGCCTACCCCATTACCAGATCCGTGAAAATCAGCTAAAACACTACTACCTGAAAAGGTGGCTTGACCAACCGCTATAGCACCATTAGGGATCGCTACATCGCTATTTTCATCGATAGAAATAATTGGCGTTGTACCTACCGTGCTTCCTAATCCAATTACTAGGTCATCCGCTGAATCGTCTAAACCAATGTAGTAATCTTGAGCGTTCCCGTCGAAAACGATCTTGGTATCTTCTGCCCCTGCATCGCCAATAGTTAGCGTTGGCGTTGTTCCACCTAAGACCAAACCGCCCGTCATTGTTCCGCCGCTTAATGGAAGCACTGTGCTAAAGAATGAAGCGTTGTCATTCATCGCGGCAGCTAACTCGTTTAAAGTGTTTAGGCTTGATGGGGCGCTATCTACCAAGTTAGACACAGCGGTTGTGACAAAGGCGGTTGTTGCAACTCGTGTTGTATCGTTTCCGGCGCTTTGAGTTGTAGTGGTAGGGTTACCGCCTAAAGCAACGTCATCAACTATCTGTTCGCTTTGTATCTTTGTATTAGCCATTTACGCTTCCTTTAAGGCTTTGACTTCTGCTTGTAATTCTTCAATTAGTGTTTGTTGTTCTTGCATTGCTTTGACCAAAGCAGGTATTAAAGCTCCTGTTACTACGCTTTTTTTCATGTTTGGGACGTGATCTTCATCGTCTTTTGCGCTTGTTCTTGGGGCAATATCGCTTTGTTTAATTAGACTTGGAAATACCTCCTCAAACTCTTGAGCAATGAAACCAAGCATTTTTTCAGGTGTATTTGGTTTGTAAGATTTTTTCCAATTAAAGTTTCTTACTTTAAGCTTCATAATATCTGCAAGTTTTGGAGTCGCATCTACAATATTTTCTTTCAGCGTCTCATCTGAAGTGATCATGCCGTGATCGGAAGTCCAAATATTGCCAGCGGAATTAACGTAAAATCTAGCAGCAGTGCTGTCAGTAAAATAAAAAGGATAACTTGCAGTGCTATCAGGAGAAGCCGCAGCATAATAAACTATCAAACCATGGGGATTAGAACCTGTACCTTCGTGACGTACAGTGTAACCCCATAAAGACCCATCTCTAACGCGATTGCCTCCGCTATCAAAATCTACAAGTGCATTTGTATCTGAAGTTTGAAAAGCTCCGTCAGCTCTGATTACTGCTCTGTCGTATCCTCCTTGCTGAAGGTATAAAGTATCACTATCAAAGATTATGCCGCCACGATTTATAGCAGTCTGATTACTGAAAAATATTCCAGCGGCGTTTCCTGCGGGATTAATAAACTCCAAATAGTTGCTGCCGTTGTTTTCTAACAACAAATGGGTTCTACTGTTCCCAGAGTTTTGTCCTGAATAAGCTCCGTCTTCTCCTGTAATGCTCAATCTTCGTGGAGGCGCGGTATCATTTATGCCGACGAAGCCTGAAGTGTTAATCCGAACACGCTCGTTCGTGGTTTCCGCTACTTCTGTATTTTGTGTTGTAGTTATTCCCGTGTGAAAAGTAACGCCTTTGTTGTATGTAATACCAATAAAGTTGCCTGCGTCAGTTCCATGTGCATGACGAACAATCGTATTATTAGAAGCCCCTGCTTTTATATTGTTTCCTATTAGGGTGGCTTGACTACTTGGTATATTGCCAATAGCAGGGTAATTCGATCCCCAAGTAATGTTCCCTCCGCTATAAGCTATGTCGAGGTGACCGCCGAGTGTTACGCCTGAATTGAAAGTTGCTTTGCCTGCATCTGACATATCAAAAGTAAGGGCGTCAATAACAGAGCCGCCATCATTGCCTTGTATCTTAATGTCTGCGTCTTGAACCGCTGAGTAGAGCTGGACAACACCGGCATTGTCCATAACAAATCGAAGATGCTCTGTACCTCCATCCTTGAAACGGATTTTGCCGCCATCAGCATCAAGGTTAATTTCTCCAGCTACATCAAGAGTTAGGTCGCCAGAAGAAAGATCAATTTCTGTGCCGTCTATAGTGATATTGTCTACAACAACGCCAGCGTTAGCCGTTAGAACCCCAGCGGATGCTACGGTTCCAGAAACATCAAGATTTCCATTAACATCTATTGTTGTCGCGTTTATTTCTATTTCTGTATCTGAGACTAGATCAAGAACGCCATCAGCAGATTGATGAATGTATGTTCCTGAATCTCCAAACTGTAACTGTCTGGTGCTGTTTAGGAGTACGCCTGTATCGGCAACATGGGTTAATGTGACATCGCCATCTTCCCCCAAATGAACAACCGCCGCATCACTGTCTAAGTAAAGGTCATCCTGTCCAGTAATATCTCCATTGACTTCTATATTGGCCGCGAAGGTTGCGTTTTCGCTAGAATCAAACGTCATCGCTACCGCATCAGCCGCTGAAGTAATACTTACAGCCGTCGCCATTATGTCTTTAACATCTGACTTCTTGAGAGCGCTGTCAGTAGCGTCCAAGATCATCATCTTGTCACCAGAAGCCGGGGTTACTTCTGTAAGCCCAGAGATAACAGAAGCATTTAGGTGATCGTTAGTTATGGAGTCATTTACCGGCGTGTTGATGTCTGTCTGGGTAAACGTCATCACTTCCAAGATAGCCCCGCTAGCCGGAGCGGTATCCATCGTTAAGGTTGTGCCGCTTACTGAGTAATCTGTTTTTTGCTGATAAACCCCATCCAAGAATACCTGAGTATTATTTTCTGATATGGGCGATATAGTTAGCGTGAACTCAGTTCCAAGGTTGCCGCTACTGTTTCCGTTACAAGTAAATTGATCGTGATTTAAGTTGTTGCCTGATACAGCAGCCCTTACCGAATAAACAACAATTTTTCTTCCATTAGGCGGAGCAGCGTCAAGAGTTAGCGTGGTTCCGTTTAACGTGTAATCGTTGGGGTTCATAAAAACCCCTTCTACGAATACGAAAAGATTGTCTTCTGATGACGGTGTTTGACTTAGCGTGAAAGCGTCTGTGCTTCCATTAGCGGTATAAGTGTTAACCGAGAAGGTATTAGACCCCCCTCCACCAATCTCGCCCCATGCGTCCGTGTAGCCCTCAAAACGGCCTAATGTAGAGTTATATCTAAAGTAGCCCGCCGCACCCGTTGGCCTTTGCGCTGTAGTACCGACAGGCACATGGAAAGCATCTGTAACCGATCCGGCATCTAGCCCAACATCAGGAGAGGCGTTCTTTATCCCTACCCTATTATTTGATGTGTCTACTTTTAAGGTATTGGTGTTAACAGAAAAATCACCTGTCAACGCAAGGGTATCTATTGCGCTCTCAAAATAGGTTTCAAAATCCGTCAGAGCGACTTGTTTCATAGTGCCGTTGTCATTCACAACGACTCGATCAGCATCCGCTAGAGTGGTGCTTGTCGCTGAAGTTCCGCCATCCATAATATTAAGTTCTGCGGTAGTGGCGGTTAGCCCATCCGTAATATTTAGCTCTGAGGCGGTAGCTGTGACGCCATCCAATATATTTATTTCTGCGGCTGTTGACGTTATTGCTGTTCCGCCTAACGTGATGCTGCTTGCGGTTAACGCCCCTATTACGAGATTAGCGGCTGTGTAACCCGTTGCCCCCGTGTTTACTGTTGTTGATGGTACGGTTTGCGTGTCAGCAAAAAGCCTAAACGTGTTATCTGTTGAGGCGTCATAAAATAGACCGGCGTACTTTGTTGTGCTGCTTTCTACATATTTACCGTGAAAACCGAAATCCGTGCTGTTCCCAGTGTTTGCGTTGGTCAAACCCGTGAAATTATTATCTGTTACTACTGATCCAGTTTGGGTTGTTGTCCCTGTTACCGATAGGTTGCCGCTTACAACAAGGTTGTTTCCTATTGTTACATCATTAGGCAACCCGATAGTTAAGGTGTCAGTAGCGCTTACAGCAACGTTAACCTCATTACTTGTTCCGGCTACAGTTAAGGTATCGCCCCCTGATACAGTTTGCGTATTAGAGCCATCAGATAGCGTGAAGCTTGTGTTAATTGAAGCTGTTGAGGCTGATGTTATGCGCCCTTTTGCGTCAACAGTTATCACTGGTATAGCAGTAGACGATCCATAGCTTGCGGCTGAGACACCAGAAGTCCCTAACGAAACAGCACCACTTGAAACGCTAAAGTCTCCAGTGAACGAAGCAACCCCTTTATTCGATGATGTTGCGTCCTCTGCGCTAAAGGTGACAGTGCCGGAGCTTTCCGCTACATCTATGCCCTCTCCTGCGGCAAACGTTATAGTTCCGCCTAACGCTGTAGCTGTTGAATTACTTCCATCGCTAACTGTTATTGAAGAATTAGCCAGCTTCGCGTTAGCAATACTTCCGGCAAGCTGCGCGTTGGTAATGGTTCCAGATAGTGAGCTTGTTGGGTAGTTAGTGGCATCGCTCAAATCAAAAGCTGGCGTTGCGTCACTAGCGCCTAGCGCTAACGAAATACCACCGAATGAAACTGTTGAGTTGGCTAATTTACCATTCGCTATAGATCCGGCTAGCTGAGCGTTAGTGATAGTCCCTGTCAAGCTAGAGGTTGGATAATTCGTTGCGTCTGTTAAATCAAACGCCGGGGTAGCATCAGAAGCCCCTAAAGCCAAAGATATGCCACCGAACGATACCGTACTGTTAGCCAGCTTACTATTTGCGATTGAACCCGCTAACTGAGCGTTTGTTATTGTTCCGCTAAGGCTTGATGTCGGATAATTAGTCGCGTCTGACAGATCAAATGCGGGGGTTGAGTCGCTTGCCCCCAACGCTACCGATATGCCGCCAAATGAAACCGTTGAATTAGATAGCTTACTGTTAGCAATGCTTCCCGCTAGCATTGTGTTGGTTACTGTGCCTGTGTCTCCAGTGCCTACTAAGCTGCCTGTGCTTGCCGGTAGCGTAAGCGTAACGTTCCCGCTAAAAGCGGAGTGAGCCGGAGCCTGAAGCCTTGCATAATGCGCGTTGCTGCTCTCGCAATAAAAATCAACCCGTGATTGTGTGCCGGCGTTCTTGAGAGAAATAGCCCCTACTGAAATACTGGTTCCGTTCGCGCCCCCAACATTGAAAGTCTTGTTTGATGTTAAAAAGCTATTGCTGTTATCCCATAAAATAGTCGGCTTGCTGGTTGATGCGCCAAACTCTAATCCAGCGCCGTTAGTAGCTGAAAGGCTGCTTGCGTTTTTTGCAAACCTTAGAGTTGCGTCCTCTATATCTAGATTGGTTGTGTTAACGGTTGTTGTCGTTCCGTTTACAGTTAAATCGCCCGTTACTGTAAGATCGTTTCCTATGGTTACATCGTCCGGCAACGCAATAGTAACGGCGGCTGTTTCTGAACCAGAGCCAGTAACAGTTATTTCATTAGCAGTGCCAGCGATTGTTGCTACATAATTACCTGTACTTTGAGTTCCGAGCGTAACCGCATTATCAGCTATCTTCGCATTTGTTACGGCGTCATCTGCTATTTCGCTAGTGCCTACGCTATCGGCTGCAAGGGTCAAAGCTATGGACGTATTGCCCAGATTAGTCATCGTGCCGGAGCCAGTAACCTCTCCAGTGAAGGTTAAGGTTGGATCATTGACGTTAAAATCTAACGTCCCATCCGAATCCTCATAACTAACCGCGATACCCGACTCCGTATTACTGGAGACCATTGCCCCCACAATATCCTGAACTCGCTCCGCCTGTAGTGATACCGCTCCGCTAGATACGCTAAAATCAGTAGAGTCGAAACTAGCAACACCCTTATTACTTGATGACGCATCTTCTCCTGATACGGTAATTGTTCCTGATGATTCTGCGACATCTATTCCTTCCCCCGCGCTGAATGTTATTGTTCCACCCAGAGCCGTAGCCGTAGAGTTAGATCCGTCAGTAACCGTTATGCTTGAATTTGCTAGGTTAGAGTTAGCGATAGAGCCAGCTAACATAGCGTTCGTTATAACCCCTGACCCGATGATAAGGTCAATCGTTCCGTCGCTATCTTCGTATGTCGCCGCTATCCCTGTCTCTGTGTTAGAGCTAAACATTGCTCCAACGATGTCCTGAACATATTCAGTATTTAGCCCAACCGTAACCCCTGCGGTTTCGCTCCCGCTATTAGCTACGTCAATGCCTGAGTTAGCCGCCGCCAAAGTAGCAACATAATTGCCTGTTGTATCAGTGCCGAGAGCTACAGAGTTAGCCGCTACCGTTGTGGATATACTGACGTTTCCTAGATTGGTAACTGTGCCTGTACCCGTTACATCGCCAGTTAAAGCAATATCAAAGTCGCCAACATCAAAATCTAATGTTCCATCTGAATCCTGATAAGCAACCGCTATTCCGCTTTCGGTGTTAGACGAAACCATAGCGCCGACAATATCTTGAATTCTTTCGGCATTAACCGTTACATCGCCACTTGATACAGTGAAGTCTGTTGCATCAAATGACGCTATGCCTTTGTTGCTGTCTGTTGCGTCTTCAGCGGATATTGTTACCCCAGCGGTTTCTGATCCGCTGCCTGATACATCTATCCCTTCGCCAGCCGATATAGTTGCAACATAGTTCCCGGTTGTGTCCGTCCCCAAGGCTACTGAGTTGGCCGCTATCGTTGCTGTTAAGGTTCCGTTGCCTAAGCTGGTTAAGGTTACAGATCCGCTTAAATCGCCCGCTAAGGTGATCTGAGGCGACTTGTTTATTGTTGTATCAGAACTTATATCCCCGCCGTTTATATCAACCGTGTTTAATACCGGCGCGGTTAGTGTTTTGTTCGTTAAGGTCTGTGTTCCTGTCAGCGTTGTGACGGTGCTGTCTATGTTTAGCGTTACAGTATTACCAGAGCCAACAGACGCCAGCCCCGTGCCGCCCGCTATGGTCATCGTTTCGCTATCCAGATCAATAGAAAGCGCCCCGCCTGAGTCGCCTTGGAAGTCTAGGTCTTGGCTAGTCAGTTCCGCATCAACGTATGCCTTGATTGATTGCTGTGTTGCTAGGGCGGTATTGCTGTTAGATCCAAGATTGTCTTCGCCTAGTATCTGGGTAACCGTAGCCCCGCCAGTTGTAAACTGTAGGTTGTACAGCTTGGCCGTTAATGATTGCGCCGCGCTTACTTGAGAGTCAATCCATTGAGTATTGCTGTGATCGTAAACCAGCAAAGAACCGGCAGTTGATGCTGTTGAGTCACCTACGTCCCGACCTAATATGGTATTCGGGCCAGCCACCCCTTGAGTTCCAGCGGTAATTACCGATATGGCGGATGAGTTGGTTACCGTTATAGAGTTAACGGTGCTAGAACTAGATACTGCAATGGTATTGGTGCTCATCTGCTTATATTGCGCCTCACTGTATAAGTGCCTTCAAGAATCCTGTGAATACCACCGCTTCCGTCCGTTAATTCTAAATCATAAACGCCATCGCCAGCCGTTAGATTGGCTGTATCAGTGGAGGTCATTGATAAGGTTACAGTGCCCGCCGCGCCGCCCAAAGCCACCCGACTATTAGCTACTGTAAGAGTTGCGACTACGCTTGAGGATTCTGGGTTTTCGCGTAAGTCCATCTCTGCCGCTGTGTAGCCTGTGAGATTAACCAACGCATTGCTTGAGTCTTTTAGTGTTAGGGTCTGCCCGAAAGTAGCCCCCTGTTCGAATACAAAGTGACAAAATCCGGCGCTCATGTTTTACCCTATTCGGTTGGTTTCTTTTTGGGCTGCCTTTTCCGTCTGGTTTTTGGCTTTGGTGTTTCTCCACCTTCCCACGCTTCATTTTCTGGGGTATCCGGATCATCCGCTTTGAAAGAGCCGTCATCGTTCCTTGCTCTAACCGGCTCGCCCGTTTCTTCCGGCGCATCCATCTTTGTTTCTATTGCCCAATTATTAGCAACAAAAACACTCATTAGCTCTTGCTTCCATTCTTCATCAGCAACAACTATTTCATCTAATGCGTAAAGCCTAATTGATGTTCCGCTTTCGTCATCTGCTCCAGCTTTCGGCACTATGATCTTGTAATTCTTGGACATAAATACTCCGTAAGGGTTTGGGGGCGCGAAGCCCCCTCCCTAATACGCTTACGCGTTATGCGCTGTGAAAGCGTTGTCTGAGCTGTGTCTAGCGCTTCCTCTAACAACCATCGCGCCTAAAGGCGTTCCGTTGCTGTGAGTGCCAGTTTTAGCTAGGACTACTCTGATATACCGGCTATTACCGACATAACCAACGCGGAAGATTCCTCCGGCGCTGTCTGGATTACCGTTTGCGGTTCCATCTAGCTTTAGGAAGATTCCACCTGAAGAGATGGTTCCGTCTATAATCCCGGCTTGAGCTACATCAGTGTAAGTTGAGTCGTCATCAGATTCCTCCAATGAAACTTCAAAATATACTGAACTGCTTAGAGTGTCGCCTTCAGCCCCAACGTCAACTAGAACAGTAGCGCTTTCGTAACCTTGAAGGTCTACGCCAGTGCCGTTTGCGGCGGCTGTTCTTGTCGCTGCTGCAAGGCTTACAGCGGGACTTATGTTATTTGATAAGTCTTTCATTTAAGCCTCCTTATGTTGAACACTTTTGTTTGCGAATTGCTTCAGCAAGTACCACCTGACCACCAACACGCCTTCTTGCAATATATCTAACATTGCCTGAAGTTGCTTGTGTGAAGGGGTCGCGTAATACAGCCATAGCTACTCGATCAACGATCATGTAAGCCCTGCGGAAGTCACCGAAAGCAACAGGATAAGTATTGCTTCCTTCTGATGGCATATCCGTAGCTTCAACGTATGGGAAACCCAATATTGAGGCTGGAACGCCACTGGTGAGCATCATGCCCGCTTGGAATACATATTGGCCCGCAGTATCTTTCAGCTTTCTTACAGAAGCCAAAGTGGTTCTGTTTAAAACGAAAGTTGCGTTTGCCGCGTATTCTGACTTAATGCCGTGAACCAAAGAGATAAGGCCGTCAGCGGTAATAGCTGCCGCGCTTCCTGAGTTAGTTTCGGCAACGTCACCGTTAGTCATAAAGCCTTCAGGCTTACCAACAGCATCGCCACTTACGAAAGCAGTACCTTCTGCTTTTGCAAACTGCTCTGAGAATTCGCCTTGCATTTCTGCTTCTAAATCAAAAACAGTGTCTTCAAGATCCTGTTCTGAAATATCAACTAACGCATAATGCTCGTGCGCGGGTATCTCTTCTAAGCCTACCGTGTAACCAGTAGTCTCTGCGCGAGTACCGCTTTCAGCAACCCAAGCCGCCGAAAACTGTCCAGTTCTCTTGGGAACTTGGATGCTTCTTTGTGCTGTTGCCCTAATCCTTGCAATGCTTCGGATTGGCGAGATTTCAGTGATTGTTTTAAGAAGTTCACGAACATACTCTGGGGGAGCTAAATAGCCGCCAGTGGCGTCATTGCTGACAGTAAGTGCTTTCTTCTCATCAGGCGAAATGCCTTCTATGCCTTTTCTGCAATAAGAATCAAATGCTGAAATGGTCTCATCGATCTGCTTTGTGTCAAACCCAGAATTAGGTCTTCTCATAACAGTATCGAGGTGATCAAGCTGCTCTTTGATGCTTTCTTGCGCTTGTTGTTGCTGAGTAAGCTTTTGATTAATGTCCTCAAAAGAGTCTAATTTAGACTCAATGCTTGACATCTTCTCATCCAGAAGTGGATCGCTCACGCCAGCCTCTAGGTTAGCCATTTTCTGATCATTGGTCTTTTTAAACTCTGCGAAAGTTTGACCTAGTTCAGTAATAGCTTCCTTGATGTTGACTTCTTCAGTCATATCAAATCTCCCTATATTGCCTTTAGAGTGCTAGTTAATGTTTTAATGGCGTCTACCAGTTCCGTGTTATCTTCTACAGCGTCCCGCTGGATAAACGAATCGTAAACGGCTTTTGCCGCTAGTTTTGCTTCTGAACGAGAAAGTGAAAAAGCGTCTCGCATTCCGTTTTCCCATTCTCTAATGGTTATCTCTTGGCCCTTAACCGATTGAATCTTTGCTTGAGGATTCATCGGGAAAGTAACCAAAGAAACTTCCATTAGGTCAACCTCTTCGATAATCCGCGTTTTCTTGCGTTTATCATAAGAGTATCCTTTTGGGGTAGCTCTAAAGCCAATGGATAAGCCATCCAAAGCGCCCATCTTTAACAACTCGTAGGCATCCCGCCCCGCCGTTGTTTTGAGAGCAAGCCGCCCTTTTACATACAAGCCGTGATCATCTTCTTTGATCGAATCGAATACGCCAATCGGCATATCGGTCTTGTGCTGATACAACAACTTAATTCCCTTGAGGCCGCGCTTTCTTACGCTTTTCTTAAACGCCCCTTTCTTAATTACGTCATTGCCTAAATCTGTATTATCAAAAACTGAGCCGTAGCCCTCGAAATAACCGTACTCTTGAGACTCTTCTTCATCTGACGCTTTAACGCTTGAAGGGAACTCCATATACTGATTTTCAGCGTCTTTGAAATCTATATCTTCAAAATCTTTTTCTTCGTCAAGGATTTCTTCTTTGTCATCGAAAGCAGTACCGCAAACCGCTGCTCTTTGATTTTCGTCCGAGTATTCTGCAATCATTTCCGAGTCACTCATACAACGTCCCATAAATTTGTCTCTTGACTCGTCTGAGTTAGGTTTTGGGATTGGCATCTGCTAATTTCCACCTCATATCGTAAACTTCTAATTAATCTATGACAACATCTTTTTCGTCAGCGTAAACCACCACGCAACGACAGTTAACCGAGTGATAAACACCGCCAGCCGGATCACTTGGATACTGCATTTCCACTTTGCCTAGCTTTGGGTGATTCAAAACAAAAGGCTCATCCATCTCAACAGTTTGACCATTAGCAGCTCTGTGTTCGCTTCTGGTTCTAGCGTCGGCTGTTGATACCCATGTTTTATACATCTTCATACCTAAGCCAGTTCGCACTTCATCGTGATAGGCGTGATGAGCAAAACTAGCAGCATTGTGGGTTTCTGTTCTGGCTATAAGCGCCGCCCTGCTTTTAGACACCGTTGCAAACGTTGATGTGATCTTCTTTGCTATTTGAGGGAGCGTTAAATTATCTAGCCTTCCAGTTTCAATAACTCGGCTTATCTGTCTCGCCATTCTGCTTGATATCCCTGAAAGAATTACTTGCCTTGTGGTGAAATACTGAGCAACTAATCTTTCTAAATCTATAGATCGCCCGAATATAACCGCCTCTTCAATTGGGTCATCTTGCTTTTGCTCTCTGCCGTAGGTTTCATTATTAAGTTGAAAAACAGCAAGAAAGACTCTTCTGTAGTGAGAGTTAATAACTGGATAAAGCTCTTCCGTTAAAGACTTAGCTGCCGGCCCAGCCTCATATATTCCAAACTGCTCATACAAGAAAGCCTGAGTGTTAGCGAACTTTCTTATTAAGCTGGTCATTCGTGAATTGATTTGGCGCTCTAGGTTTTTTTGAAGCGCTTGATGTCTTCGCTTTTCTGTCGATACGCGTATGCGGCCCCTGAGAAATGTCCTAAGCTGTTTTAGGATCATACGACCAGAGCGATTTTCTCTTTGCTTCGTAGCGGATGGCCTTCAGGGAAAACGTCAGTATCGTGCTTGCCACCTCTAAACTTGCCGTTCCTTAAAGCGTACAAAAACGAATTAACGCGAGCATAAGCCCATTGCTCTGGAGATCTCACGCTTGGCCTAACGCTTTGGGGGTTCGTTCTGTAAGCCCCTACACCGCGATTAAACACCTTCTCAAGCATTCCCAGAGTTACCCGCTTGGTTTTGCTATCGCCATATTTTTCGTTGTGTTCTTTAACCTTTTCCTTTAAGCCTTCTTTGACAGCGCCAGTTAATTTTTTCTTTTCTCGCTCTCTCTCAATTTGATCGCGCTTCTTTTTGGCCCAAGACTGCCCAGCATCCCCTCCCCACAAAGCCCAAGCTATTCGGCCCGCTGATGGGTAACCGTCTTCTCCTTGAGAAAATCCTTCTGCTTGCTTGTCTACTTCGTGCCGAGAGAAAAAGCTGTGCATCCTTAACACAGTGTCAACGCTTAATCGTTCTTTCCTAACTAACTGATTTGCACGGGTAGCACCTACTTGAGTGCCGCCCCTATTGTGCTTTTTTCTCCAAGCCAACCCCCTAGCGGCTTCTTCTGACATTCCATCGGTTGGGGTTAGGTCAAGATCTGCTAACGCCTTTTCATCTTCTTCGCTAACAAAGTCAAAATCTTTGTTGCCGGAAACATCTCTGCCGGTCAGCTCAATGTATTCATCGTGAGTTTTGCACGGCATATAAACAAGCCGCCCGTCTTCGTCATGCGAATGACTTCCGACACAGCCTATCTCTCCGGCTCTTGCTAACGCCTCCGCTTCTGTTGTGAACACATCACGTCTGATTTGCGCTTTCTCATCCTCATCTTCTTCTTCGTATTCTTCTGCATCGCGCTCATTGCCAGCATCCGTTGGCGGAACCTCATTACTTCCCAGAGGGAATAAGTTTGCAGCAACCAGTAACTCATCCGCGCCATCTACAGGAGACAAGCCAATCATTTCTCTGGCTTCGTTTCTCGTCATAATGCCCTGCGATACCGCTGTTGTGATGTTCTCATATATTCTTCGCCTTCTCTCTGAAAGCGCGGGTATCTCGTCAACAATGTATTGGAACTTTATATTCTCGTTGAATTGAGGAATCAGCCATTCATTGATGTCGCTCTCAATCTTTCTTAGGTATGGAATTATTGTCTCTTCGTACAGCGCTAGCCTTGCCTCTGCAACGTTTGCATAAGTCTGAGAGTCTGGTACTCCTACAAGCTGAGAAGGTACGCCGAAACAAAGAGCAATGTCTGTAGAACTCATGTGCTTGAGATTTAAGAAATCCATATCTTTTGGGCTTAACCCCATCTCTTTCCAATCAAAATCACCCTCTAACAGCATCGGCCTTCCAGCGTTACTGGTTCCGCTGAATCGCCGGTTTAAATCAGTAAGTAATTGCTGTCTCTGAGAATCGCTTAGGTTTGCGGTAAAGCCGGCGTCATCTTGCGGTTTGAAGATAATAGCCCCGCTCGGCCTCGCTCCGTTGCTTAACAGGCTTATATTATGAGTGCTGGCTAAATTATGCTGGTCTACTTCAACAGCCGCAGCCGCTAAGGGAGAAAGCCCGTGATAATCGTCTAGTGGGTTCCACAGCTTAATCTGCTTGAGGTCTCCCATTCCTGTGTCTTGATCCACCTCGTAGCTAGTGAGGATCTTGCCGTTTATAACGTAATCGTAACGCTCCGGCATATATCCAGAACCGGCTTTTATTTCAATCCTGTCTGGCCGTAGCAAGTGAAGCTCTTTGGGCTGTCCAGCTAACCCGCCAACCTTCAAAACGTATGCGTTGCCCGATAACAAAAGGTAGCCGAAAAGAGAGTTAAAGAATTCGCTATTACTTTGTAATGGGTTTGGTCTATTCAGCAAATCAATAAGTGGGTGCTGCTCTAATACATCATCCCCTGACTTAATGTGAAACGGTACGGCTGATGCGCCCTTAGCTATCTCGTTAACGCAACGGTAAACAATAGCGTTCTTTTGATAACCTTCCTTCGCTAAATCTTGATACTTGTAACTCTTGCCTGAGTCCTGAACGCCAAAGTAACCAACCATTGAGTTAACTTTTTTTGTTTCGGCTCCAGAAAAAGCGTTTCTTATGTTGTCGAATAATCCCATCAGCTAATTCTCCAGCTAGCAGTACCGCTCGACTTGCTTAGCTCTGTTAAACCCCAGACCAACGCATCTAGTCGATCTGGGCTTGGTTTTGGCCGGTCACCTGTGTAAGTACACATCTGTGATTCCAACTCGGAGAAAAACCCCATGTGGTGAACTCGCCTTTGTTCATACATTGCGGCTACTGGCTCGGCTCTAACCATTTTGCCCCTTGAAGCGTGTACAGAGCGATAAGGAACGTTTGGGTCAATGCCTCGAATAAGTCTTTCAACCAAATCGCCGCCGTTGTTAACCTCCGCAACAATTATGTCAGCTTGCCATTCGTGATAAGCAGTTATTGCCATTCTGCCCCACTCATCCGCAGAATACTTACCTGACTTATCTTCTAACACATAATACTGATTCTGTCCCCCTTTGCCTACCACTACAATTCCTGTCTCATCTGAGTTTTCTCCAGAAGTTACCGCTGGATCAACTGCTACTATTATTTTTTCAAAATTGACTTCTAAATTTTGGTCAAGTCTTGATTCGTCAATCAACGAAGGACGCCATAAAGCACCTTCCATTGCATCAATAATTTCAGCGTAAAGCTCTTGCCTGCCTAATTTGGTTCCTTGATATCTTTCTCGCAGCATTGCCAGCGTTGAAGCTGCTAGGTTAGCCTCGTTTTCAAATGTGCTGCCTCTGGTTGTGCGAACATCTTTTCTTTCTACTAATTGCTTAATTAAAGGAGTTGGTTTTGGAGTTGTCGTTATTATGCACTTTGGGTTTTCGCCTAAACGCAAAGCAAACATTAACTGATCAAACGCATCAGGATAACGCCAAGCTGCTAGTTCATCACACCACGCTCTATGAAACTGAGGGCCTCGCAATCTATCAGGCTCTGTTGCTGAAAACCCCATTATTATTGAGCCGTTATGCAACCTTATTTCTGATGCGCTTGCGTTATATCCTTGACCTCTACCTTGCAACATACACTGTTCCGGCAAATGCTTTAGAATTCCTGATACACCCTCAAAAGCAACCCGTCTTAAATCTCCAAACGTAGGCGTGACCACCGCGACCCTAGACTCTGGGTTTCTTAAAGCGTACAGCATTGTGTCCATAGCGCCCGTTCTAGTCTTGCCCCAACCCCTACCGGCCAGAATAAGCCAAATATGCCAATCTCCAAATGGAGTTATTTGAGTCGGTCTAGCTGTTTCTAGCCAATCAATGTAGAGATCCGACGTCTTGAGATGCGCGTTGTTCCGCAACTTCGTCAAGTTGTTCCATAATTCGGCTGAAGGCTTCGGGGTTGCTGACATCGGCTGATACCTTTGCGATTTCTTGCGCTTGTCCTAGCGCTAATTTACCTATTTTTTGAGCGTTCCCAGCTACATAAGAAAGCTCTCTTAACTCGCTTGCGGATATAGCCTCGCTGCTTGGGTTGTCTCTTTCAAAAGATATGGCTTTTTGTAATTTTTTGCCGACTGTTGCTAGCATTGCGTGAGCAATTTGTATTGAATTATCATCTAAGCGCCGGCCATCATCTAACATTCTATCCATTCGCTCACGGTCTTGAGCAACTTGTAACTCGCTTTGATATTGGTTTTTTTGCTTCTGCCAATCTTCCTTTGTCGCTGCCCGGTAGAGAGTTGCTCTAGCAACGTCATGCCGTGATACAAGATTATCAACTGAAGGAAACTTTCTGACACCGTCCTCATCCACAAACCCGTGTATGAATTCATTTTTGATTGTCATTTTGATTTCGTCTGTTAGCGGCTTTGACATCGTTCGTTATCGTTTTGTATCACTAAATCTCATCATTTTGATTGATAGTATAGTATACCGTGATCTCCTCGCCTGCTTTTATAGGTCGTATCGTCCATAACTCTTTATCATTAGGGTGTATAAAACCATTGGGATTGTCATTGTGATTAATAAAACCTCCTAACGGAGTTCTTTCTAATTCATTGCCGACCATATAATGTGTCTTCCCTAGTCTCATTCCGGCTCTAATCTCTTTGACACTAAAAACGCCCAGCCCATCTATTTCACTTTTTTTAACCGTAACCCTTTCCGGCAATGGTCTATACACAAAATTGACCACTTTTTAATTTATACTTCTTTCGTGCCGTTAAACATTGGGTGATTGTTATCTAATCCAGCCGGCCCGCTACTCCAAACGTGAACCGGCAGAACCGTCAAATATTTATCTTCAGTTCTAAAATGATGAGGACACATAGGATCTAAAATACACACCATGCCCTCTTTTAACTCTGTTTCTGTTGATTCCCCTGATTGGCCTACAATACTGAACCCGCTTCCTTTTAAAACATAAACCACTCTTGGTGTCGGATGTATGTGATGCACTTGTTCGCTAGTGAATGGCGGTATTGTTAATTGCTGCAAAGTTGGGTCGCCAATCCTTTCTGGCGCAAATAACTGCCTCGTTGAACACCCGTTAACGTAAGGCAAGTTTGTTTTTTGATGCAAATCAACTGTTTTATTGCCGCATTGATAGCCTATGAGCTGAACAGCAAAATGACTAGAAACCTTTTGCCTTCCTAAGATAGCACCCATATTCTCCCAGTGAATTACTTCTTTATCTTCGCTTAGGTATATAACTGATCCATACATTATTTCTTCTGTTTCAAGATCATGTTTGCCCATTTTTGCGCTATACATATAAAGCTCATCTTCATTATTTGAATGAATAG